GGCTAATGCTTCTGCAGGGGACGCCGTAGCCAGTGGCGACGACCTGATCCAAACCCTGCGGGAGCAAAAGTTCACCAAGACCGTGACGGAGGATGGCAACTCCAAGGAGCTGCTGAATGCCCAAGGGATCGTGGCCACCAAAACCATCATCACCGACACAGCCAATCAGATCTATCAGCTGGCCCAAAGCCTTGACGAGCTCTACGCTGCCGGCCGCAACCCCGGGAACCAGATGGACAGATTGGTCGATCGCCTGGTCGCCATCTCGGAGCTTCACAAACTTACGGGTGCAGACAGCGGCTACAGCCTCCGCATGTTCCAGGAAATCATTGGTGGCCAAACTGGCAAAGTGGCCCCTGATATGACCCCCAGTGCTGCAAAGGCTCAGAAAACCAAGCGCCTGAAGGATTGGGCCACGGACGTCAAGAAGCTATCCCGTGCAGGCCAAGATGCCGCCGCTCAGGAAAAACTTAAGGCCTTGGTCAAGGTACTGATACTCAACGGTGGAGACCCTGGGGGCACTGTGCGTCAGATTGACCTACTCATCCGAGCCGGCTCCCAGTTGGCGATGGATAACATCTACAACTCATGGTTGGGCGGGCCTATCAGCCAGCTACGAAATATCGCCGGTAACACCTACTCGACGATTGAAAAACCCTTGAGCCTGGGTCTTGCGGGTGTGTTCAAAAATCCAGCCGCACGATACGCTGCTGTTGCTGCCTATCGGGGTATCACTGAATCCCTCAGTGATGCCTTCAGTGTCATGCGAGTTTCCTTCCAAACTGGTGAACCCCTCCAGATTAACCGCCGCTTCATTATGCAAGAAGCCGAAGCGGTGGCCAGACTCGATGCCATCAGACTTACCACTAGCAAAATCACGCCGGGGATGGATCCCAAAGCCTACTCCAGGGCTGTGGCTGAGAACGCTGCACTGGGGGTAGTAGATACCCTGTATAAAGTCCACAGCACACCACTCTTCGACTGGCCCAGTCGTGCCCTTACGGCTGCAGATGACTTCTTCAAAATCATCAACAGTCGGATGAAGATCGTCATGGATTCCGCCTATGCGGCCCATAGTGCTAACCTTTCCCCAAAAGAACTAGATGCTCGCTACGCTGAGATCTACACCCAGAAGTTTACTTCCAGCTTCCACGACGATCTACAGATCAAGGACGAAGCCTTGCTGGACTGGACGGATGCCAGTACCTTCCAGGATAACCCTGGTGGGTTAGTCAACCGCCTCACCAATCTCCTGGAGGAAGTTCCGGTCCTAAGGTTGGCCTTCCCCTTTGTGCGGACGCCCTACAACCTCATGGTCTACGGTGCCCAGCATTTCCCGCTACTCAACCTGGCGAGCTCCAGAGCTCGAGCCGTGCTTAGTTCGATGCCAGGTGACCCTGGTTTTGACCCTGTAGCCAAGTCCATTATGCAGGGCCGACAGGCCATTGGTGCTACGTTCACCGCTGCAGCTGTCATGGGAGCCTTACAAGGCAACATCCGTGGCAATGGCCCACCGCCAGGTCCTGCACGAGAGTTGTGGCTTCAGGAGGGTCCAGCCAGATCCATCAAGGCTGAGGGCATATGGGTTTCCTACGAGGCGATCGAACCCATCAACAACTTTCTAGCCTTGGGCGCCGACATTACCATGCTAGCCAGAATGGGCTATCAGGACGCAGCTGAGAAGCTGATAGATCAACTTAGATTTGCCTTCTCCGTCTCAGTAGTCGATAAAAGCTACCTAAGCGGATTAAGCCAGGTGTCAGCTTACGTTGATCCGAAGGCTAATACCTCCGCAGACCGGCAACTCAAGGGAGTGCTTAGTACAGTCAATGCCCTCATACCTATGGCAGGCGAACGTCGAGCTATGTCAAATGGTCTTAACCCTTACCTTAGGGAGATTGATGGCGAGTTGAATAAGATTCTAGCTGTGGCTGTCCCAGGTTACGCCGAACGCTTCCCGCCTAGAATTGACCCCTTCACCAACAAACCATTTACCTCCCTGTCGGGTGGTTGGTATAATGCCATCTCCCCATTCAGGATCTACGACAAGGACTTCCCGGAAGGCACCGATGAGGCCCTAGGCCAGGAGGTTGCAGCAGGGCTGACTGAAGCCAACTGGGATTCCAGCACCCTCACCACCAAGTTCGACCAGGGTGAGGAGATTGCAGCAGATGAGCGGGCCGCTTTCGCTAAGGCCCTATATGCAGCCAAACTGGCTCCACGGCTAAAAGAGCTATTCGACACTCCCCGCTATCAGCAGGCCCTATCGAGCTACAAGGCCCGCACTGTAGGTCTTAAGGTTAAAGAGTCAGAGCACAGCGACCTGATTAACGATGAGATTTCCGCCGTCAAGAAGGAGGCCCGCGCCATGATGCTCAACTCGTCCGAGAAGTGGAGAACGAGAAACGACCTGGTAATCAGGCGCAAAGCCGAGGCTGGCCGAGGCGACATCAACGCGGCCACCCAGACCAAGAAAGCAATCGACACACTGAACGATGGCAATTAACCCCTACAGCCCAGCTACAGCCACAGGAAACGGAACCCAGGTGGACTTCACATTCACCTTTCCGTACATCGCCCAGGCCCACATCAAGGCATCGATCAACGGTGTACTGACCACAGCCTTCACCTTCTTCAGCGCCAGTATTCTCCGATTCACCACGGCCCCTGCAAACGGGGCTGTGGTTCGAATCGTCCGGGAGACTCCAGGGGACGCCCTTGTTGCGGTGTTCCAAGCTGGGGGTCCCCTTCCAATTCCTGGACTCAACAACAACTTCCGGCAAAGCCTGTACTACAACCAGGAGACACAGTGGGATGCGGCCAACCAATCGACGGCGGGGCTGCAGGCTCAGATCACTGCCGCGACTAATACAGCTAACACTGCTTCAACTACTGCTCTTGCGGCCAATGCCACGGCAGCGGCTGCAGCTGCGGCGGCTACCGCAGCCACTCTTTTTACCCAAAGTGGCACAGGTGCGGTTACCAGGACCATTGATTCCAAGCTCGAGGACATCTTCAACGTCAAAGACTTTGGGGCCAAAGGCGACAACAGCACTGATGACACCGCAGCCATCCAAGCATGTATCAATGCAGCAGAAGCAGCTTACCGGGGAGTTGTCCTCTTCCCCCGTGGGCTGTATCGCATTAGCGCATCTCTACAGCTGCCAAGTTTCGTGACCCTCCGCGGAGAAACGAAGGAAGGCTGCTGGATTACCAACCAGGGTGCGCCGCTTAATGTGCCACATGTGGTCAACAAATCCCCTGCCGCTCTCATATATGCTGCAATTGAAGACTTGTCGTTTTTGTATGGAACGTATGGCGTCAAGATTGATGTAACCACAGAGGTAGCGGGCCTTAGGTTTCAAAATGTTGAGTTCTTTAGCCACACCGAAGCTAGTTTCTATTGCAACAAACTGCTGCAAACAAGTACATTTACTAACGTCAACTTCAGCACTAGCAAGTATGGGGTAAGGGTTCCAGCGTTTACATCCAATGCGAACACGTTCGTAAACTGCGGATTCCTAGTCAACACCGAAGCCTGCGTTGATCTCTATGTATCAGAAGTAAACAACTTTATCAGCTGCCGGTTTGAGCAAGGTGGCGTGGCTGGTAAGCCTACAATCAAGGTTTATCAGGCCAAGTCTCTTAACTTCACTGGTTGCTACTTTGAGGCAACAAACTCTATCTTGCTGCAAGAAACTGGTTCCTTTAACTCTGTTCGTTTTGAAGGAAACCATTTTACTGGTGCTAGCTACAGCGGAGGATGGCAGCCCTACACTTTTACAAGTGATGGCGTAGTTCAGTTCGGGACCAACAGGTGGGGAGAGGTACCTAGTGATGGCCCCGCAAAGATACTTGTCACCGGTATCAATAACTCCATCGCTGACCCAACCAAAATGTTGGGCAGCAAAGATACTACTACTTACCTGACTGCCACTAGGTCTGCGTACAGCATTATATCGCCAGTGGTGCCCTGTCCAAACCTTACACGAAACTTGATTTCAGTCGAAAAGTTACTTAGTGATTCAAGTTTAACCAACTTGAATATGCTTAGTGGGATACTAACAACTAATCTTTTTACGATAGAAGCTGGTGGATTTGAGAACGTACACACTGGCATATATCGTGTTACTTTTCGGTCCGTAGGCGCTAGCACCATTGTTACAACTATTACTACTATTAATGCAACAACCGTAGTTGGTGGTGTATCAGCTACACTCACTTCTACTGGCACCCAAACAAGTGCCACTGTTGCTATTGGATTTGCTGGTGTAACACCCGCTACGCAACTCTCGTCTGCGTTTCAGTGGAAATTTGAGTGCTTAAATACGGGCACGACTCGCAGTGACATCATGATCCCAAGAATTAGCTAATGACAGAACCACGCACTCTAGTCTGCCTTTGATTTTTTCCTTATCCTACCTGCTAAAGTTATGTCCCTCACATCCCTAGTCGGCGTCCCCTCCGACACCCCAGTCCAAACCGTCAGCATACCCATGCCCACTGACGGCACGGGTCTGGTGCTCCTGATCGCATTCGTTGTTGGGGAAATCCTCCCATTCCTAGGCGGGCGATTCAAGAAGTTCAACGGCATCACCCAGGGCCTTCTGCGTCTGCTCTCCCTGGCCAAACCCTTCCGCAGGGAAGATGAGGCCGTGGCCCAGCTGAAGGCTGAGCTGGCAGCCCTCAAGAAGACCTTCGATCGTCAGGGCCTGCGATGACTGACATACTCTGGAAGGTGCCCCAATACTTTCTCCAGGGGGATTCAGATACTCGCCACGGAAGCCGAATGTGTCGGGCCAGTACTGCTGCCATGGCCATCAAGTTTCTGCAGCCTGAATCCCTCAAGGGTGCCAACGCCGACGACCTCTACCTGAAGACGGTCCTTAAATACGGCGACACCATCTACCCAGCCCCCCACGAGAAGGCCTGCCTGGAATACGGGGTCACGGCCACGAACTACACCAACGGCACCTTCACGGCCCTCATGGAGGCCTTACATAGGGGTCCGGTAGGTGTGGGGTTCCTGCACCACGGACCTGCCACAGCCCCCCGTGGGGGCGGCCACTGGGTCCTTCTGATCGGAGCCACCGAAACCCACGGCATCTTCCACGATCCCTACGGGGAGCTGGACAATGTCCACGGTGGCTACGCCCAGATCGGCTCAGGAGGCAAGTCCGTCCGATACAGCTGGAAGAACTTCCTCCCCAGGTGGGCCAGCCCATCCATTGGTCCCGGGTTCTATACCACCTTTGAGCTGGTTGAGGCTGATAAAGCCCCCAATGTGCCTAAAGCTGAGTCTCCGCTGCCAATCTCAGCTGCAACCCTTGCTCACATCTGGGGATGCCGGCCTGATCAGATCAAAAAAGAGGAAATTGCGGAGCTGAATGCCGGGATGACCAAGTTTGGTATCACCTCCAAGGCCAACGTGCGTCACTTCCTGGCCCAGACCGCTCACGAGAGTGGTGGAGGCCGCTGGCTAGAGGAGTTGGCCTCTGGAACAGCCTACGAGGGTAGATCTGACCTCGGGAATGCCTTCCCAGGTGACGGAGTCAAGTTCAAAGGGGCCGGATACCTCCAGTTGACCGGCCGCTACAACTACAGCCTCTTCGCCAAGGCAGTCAACGACCCCAAGGTACTGGAATTAGGCTGTCCGTACGTCGCCGAGACGTACCCAATCACCTCCGCAGCCTGGTGGTGGGCCCATGTAGGCAAATTGGTGGTCCCGATTGATGCCGGACTCAACGTCAATAGCATCACCCTGGCGGTCAATGGCGGCTCCAACGGTCTCCGTGAGCGGGAGGCCCTCTATCGCAAGACCCTCGACGTAATCTGAACCATGGCAAAGGCCACCGAACGCTTGCTTAACGAACTCCACGGGCTCGTAACCGCTGAGCTTGCTTCCCGCGTCCGCAAGAAGGGCGAATGCACCACCGCTGACATCAAGGCTGCCATCGACTGGCTGGCCAAAAACAACATCACCGGAGTCGCCACCCAGGGCAGCCCCCTGCACTCCCTCATGGAAGGCCTGACTGAGGCCGATCAGGAGTTTGTGGAAGGCCTGGTCCAATGAACGAGCAGCTCCGGGGCGCCATCC